GGTGCATATCCCCAATCCATAGAAACTATTTTAGGCCACCAACTAGGAATATCAAATGAATCAACTACATGAATAGCATTATCCGGTTCATCAGGATACTTCTTATCACGAAATTCATCAAATACCTGACCAAGATAAGCATCCCAGGAACCATACTTCTTCGCTTCGAGTTCCGCTTTAGGTAAGGCTTCTAATGATTGTGCATATGCAGGATCGATGTTAGGATTATCCGCTAAAGTGGAATGAATATAAATACGTTTATTACCACCTTTACCTACTAGAATTTTGCTACCTTTTGGTGCAAAATCAACAAATCTCTTTTTAGTCCATCCATGTCCTACACCACCAGGCATACCAGCTGCGCGTATAATAGCTGGAAGTAATGGGTCAGAAGTACGAACGCGCGTAAATCCAATGTATAAATAAATATACTCAGTAAACGAAGTTAGCTCATCAGGAGTATAAAGGTTTATTTCCATTGAATCGTATTGATGAACATCATCTTCATTTTCACAGTGACCTAAATGAATAACTGCGCCATTCGGTCTAAATCCTGAACCAAACTGATCTTCTCTAGGAAATGTCCAGCTCATTTCCTGTTTATTAAATAAAGCACCAAACTTCAAGTAAAATTCTCTACTACGTGGTACAATTTCATTTCTTAATTCTGGATAAGTCCTACGTTGAAATACCTGCTTAAATTTAGGATTATTATGCCATCCGTGAATCAATGGATAAACAAGCAATACTTCACTTTTCCCAGAACCCGCACCGCCTCCATAGAAACCTTCTTTTATAGAAGTAGGAAGTGACAAGAATATAGATTGCTTCTTGTTTGGCTTCCACTGATTTTCAACAAAAGGCATAACTAATTAGTCTTTTTTTCCGTAGAAATATTATCATCTAATGAATTCAAAATATCAGCCATCCCATCGGTCATCTTAGTTACACCTTGTTGAAATAGAATGGCATTATCAATTTTCTTTCCAGACAATAAATCTGACCTAAGAATAATTTGCGCAACTAATGGAGTTGCAGCCTTTAATTTATCAGGGCCGGCAGTTCCCAAAACTTGACCAAATGCTTCTACATTAACAACTATCTGAGAAATATCATTCAGAATATCTGTAACTTTAGTAAGCTGCCCGGCATACTGAGGATAAGCCATTGAAGCAATGGGAGCAAATCCTGTTACAATTTCAGTAGTTCTAAGAAGTATCTGACCTAGCTTACTAAGGAACTTCATGTTACTTTACCTCATTGGTAGGAATTAAACGACCACCAACAAATGCACCAATAACAGCACCCATGTGAGCAAACATACTAGCAACAAATCCAGGAGTTTTTACCTCGTTCCATGAATCAAGATCGCTAATATCGTCACTAATTAGTGTTAACATAATACCCATAGCAGCAATAAAAATAATCCATCCCTTGCTTGTAATACTCATGATTAGCCTTCTCCATAAGCAGTAAGTGGAACAACCTTCTGAATGTAGTGACGTAATTCGCTCTTAAACTGATCTGTTTCGCGCAAAAATGCAGCGTATTCAAATAAACAGAATTTTTTGTTAATACCCCAGTTAGTTTTCCAATTATCGCGAGTTTCTTGACTAATCAAATTACCATCAGGATAATTAAAAGGTATTGAAAACAACTTTTCGATTCTACAAAATAATCCACCTACTTCAGCAATTAGTTTGTTGAATTGATAAATATAATCATAGGGTAATTCTGCTAGTAATACATCTATCTTATTTGCAGCCTTCCACCAATCAATAGCATTAGTAATACTTCCGCGACCATCATAATGAATCAATTCTAATCTACTAGCAGGCTGAGCAAATTCTATTCCTAAAATTCCATCTGGAATAACCTGCTTATAAATATCACACACAGATAAAATTTCGTTAGGAGTATATTGTGAATTAGAATCGGTGACAGTTGTTTCCCAACCAATAAACGCCGCGCGCACTTTATCTTTTAGTTGATCAAGTACACTATGTAATCTACTAACAGTTACATATCCCCTATTATTCTCATCAACTAACTGCAAACAAATCCAAGGAATTAGCTTTTGATCGTAGCATTCATCCATTAAATCGCGCGCTTTTTGAATATCAGTAGTTAAATCATATTTTCCATAAGCGTCATAATCCATGACCAAGTTAAAAAATACAGCCTTAAGTCCTCTATCATGAAAACGTGCATAAAACTCTTTTCTTTTTGCTACATCCCAAAGAGGGAGAGCACCCGTGAACCATTCACTTTTTTCACCATGCTTATTAGTCATGGCAATATTAGTTTGTAAATTATCTAGTATGAATTGCTTAGTAGGTAATTGTTGAGTTGGTTTCTCTAATTCAACCAATCTAATTATAATTTGTGTATTAGCATAAGTTAGTTCATAAGTTTCAAGAGCTGTTACGTAACCTGGATGAACAACGCGCACCTCGATTGATTCAACTGATTTCTCTAATAGTATGGTAAATGAACCTTCCTCGTCTGTATCACCAACAAAAGCAGAATCAATATAAATAGCTGCACTATTTAATGGATGAACAGAATCCGACACGAATATACGTATCGATTTCTTCGTGTTATCTTCTATCTTTTTCTTATCAAATTTTCCCACGTCCATCACCAATAAACTTTTCCCACATTGCATCCACCTTCGTATCTATAGAAGCAAGTTTAGAGATAACTTTAATACCCGCACCAAGAACTATAACTGAATTAGAGATTGCCGAAATTATTATTACGGTTTCAGGAATTGTCATGGTTGAATCGCAATTTGTTGTGCTGCTCCACTAGCGAAAAGCACCATAAGACGAGTTTTACCAGAGCCATTATCTTCAGCAAAAATTCTAAATCCATTAGCAGCAGGAGCAGCGGGTGCAACTATTTCTGTACCCTGCAAATATGATCCCAAAATTAACATATCCGTAAGAGTAAGACCAACAAGAGTGGGACTATCAGATGTATCGAGAGATTGATTGAATGGAAAAGCGAAATAAACTGGTTTAGAAATAAGTTGTACAGTTACCTCTGCCCCACCAGTAATCGCGTTGATTCGCGCACGTACAAATAATGCTGAACTATTAAAAACGCGCGTTTCACCTGTTACTGATGTTGAACTATCAGCTGTAGTCCAATTAGTACCGTCTAAAGATGTTTGTATTTGAATAGTGCATGAAGCTGGAGCTGTACCAAATAAAGTTGTCCACTGAATTTGCGTAGCTAAGTCAGGTAATGCGCGTTCCGCACTATTGCTTATTGCAGCCGCAGCAGCATCAAACAGCTTTATCAGCTCGCTCTTGTTCAGGAGAATCATTTTCTATCTCCAAAGTATTCCAATCAATCTTACCAAATTCTTTCTCTAGTAAATCTTTTTCATACTGCAAATTAGTAGCAGTAATTTGTCCGTTACGTGTAGATAATGCGGTTTCTAATTCGGTAATGCGCGAACTTAGATTATGAACTGTAACACGCAACTTAAAATTCTCTATGCGAAGTTTTTGTTCAGTTGTTAACATAACTAAGCACCAAAAATAGCTGCTTGATGACCTGAAACTCCTCCACCACCAGCATCTTGATGTTGAGCAGCACCAATATCGATATAACCAGTCGTTAATCCATCAGGAAATATACCTAATAAGCCAGCAGCTCGTAATACTGCGCCCTCCCCTGCTACATTATCCAAAGCATAATCACCAGCTGTTTTGTTTACAAAAGGATCACCAGTAGGAATAATTTCATTGAAACTAATTCCACTCGTTCCTAATGTAGATGGATTATATTTTCCAGATGTATTGCTATAAAATCCATTGTTTCTAATGAGCATTGGAATAGCACGAAGTGCCTCAATTGTTGGGGAACCACTAAAATTTATTCCGTATCCTGAATTTTCTGAAAATATGTTGTTCACGATACCATCAATATTTGGGGCACCCCCAATAATTTCAATTCCATCACCTGCATTTCCCGCAAAGGTATTTCCAATGATATTACAAGCATTTTGATAGAAACTTCCCATTCGTATGCCATCTGAGCCATTATTCGCAATTATATTGCCAATAAGAACAGCATAATTATTAACATTTGTTCCATTTCCA